TCGATGTACGCCTTTTTGGTCGGCAGGTGCGCCTCGATGGGGATCGTCTGGTATGTCCGGAAGTGCTCGTACATGAGTCCCTCGAGTGGTTTCGGGTTCTGGAGGTACTGCGTCTCGTAGACGTAGCTGTTTGCCATGCGGATCTTGTCCAGCTCCTTGAGGTCGTGCTTGAACGGCCACAATGCCTTCGGGTTTCCTTCCTCGTCCTCTGTGACGCAGGGCAGGCTCACTACCGTCCATTCGTCCGGCTCGATGTCTTGGAGGTATCCGCACAGGTCTCTCTCGTGGAGTCGCTGCATGATGATGATGATCGGGGTGTTCCTCGAGTTGACTCGGTTTCGTATCGTCGTCTCGAATCTTCGGTTCACCCTCTCTCGCACCATGTCGCTGAGTGCGTCCTCCGGCTTGATGGGGTCGTCGATGATGATTGCTCCTGCGAATCTGTACGGCTCCCCGGGTATGTCAACGGCTCCGGCTCCGAATCCGGTTATCTGTCCGAGCGTCGAGGTTGCGTAGACGCCTCCTCCCTGCTCCGTGTCCCATCGGTTCTTGGTGTCAGATCCGTATTTTATCCTTGTCGTGAACAGCTGCTGGTATGCCTCGCTGTTGATGATGTCCTTTATCGCCACGCTGTTGTCCATTGCCAGTGCGCTGGAGTAGGACAGGTGTATGAAACGGGCGGCGGGGTTGATGGCCAGCCCTTCTGCGATGAAGTTCTTCACGGCCACCTCCGTCTTTCCGTATCTTGGTGCAATGTTGATGATGAGCTTCCGGCATTCGCCTGCGAGCACCTTGTCGAGTGCCTCGCATATCGCCTTGTGGTGATCGCCCACTATGAACTTCTTCTTCTCTTTCTCCTTGAAGAAGTAACGGGTGAAATGCAGGGTGTCCTGCAATGCCCATGCCCTGCGAACCTCCGTGCTTGTCATCCCTTGCATTAGTATTCCTCATCGAGTTCCGCTATCACTTTCTTCGCCTGTTCGGGCGACATCTCCCTCTGGTGTATGGGCTGTCCTCCCGACGTGAGATCCATCTTCTGGGTTGGTGTCCCGTATTGTCTGGATCTCAGCAGGTCTACCGTCTTCGTCTGGCCGTTCTTCATGTCGATGATGATGGCCATTGCGAGGGTTTTCATGTATGCCGGGGTCTCCTCCATCTTTGCCAAGAGCTGGAGGTCTGCGAGCTGGAGTGAGAGGACGCTCTTCTCGATGGTGTTGATCTCGTCGATGCTGAGTGCCTCCGATTTCTTGATGCTTCCTTTGGGCAGCACCTGTTTGAGCAGGGCGGTGACCCTGTTCTTCTTGCGGCCTGCAGGATTCCCGCTCTGGCCGGGCTGGAACCTTCCCTTCTCGAGGTTGGCCAGCTGTGCTGGTGTCATGTTCTCTGGTTTCGGCATCTCTTATCACTCTTTTGTCTCTTCCTTCCCTTCGTGGATGTTGCCAAGGAGGACGGCCTTCATCCCGGTGAGCTCTTCCCATCGCTTGATGATGACGTCCACGTATATCGGCTCGAATTCAACCATTCGGCATTTCCTGTGCAGCTGCTCTGCTGCGATTAGCGTCGTTCCGGATCCTCCGAAGATGTCCAGTACGATGTCCTTGCGTCGGCTGCTGTTGCTGATCAGCTTTCCGATCAGCGGTACTGGCTTCATCGTCGGGTGGTCTGGGTTGCGTGCAGGCTTGTCGCAGTCTATGACGGTGGTTGGTACCTCCTGCTGGATGAAGATCTTCTCGAGGATGGCCTTCATCTCTGCCTTGCTCAGCTTCTCGAGATCCTGTTCCTTCTCGATGACGGTTGCGAGGTTGCGCTTGTTGGTGAAGTAGTGCGCTGCTCCGTCCTTCCATCCGTACAGGCATGGCTCGTGCTTCCACTGGTAGTCCTGCCTTCCGAGCGTGAAGCTGTTCTTGTTCCATATGAGGCACTGGCGTGTCTGCCATCCTGTCTGCTGGGCTGCTGTTCTGAAGTTGTAGCCTTGGTTGTCTGCGTGCCAGATGTAGAACGATGCGCCGGGCTTCATGGCGTTGTTTGCGTTGCGGAATGTGTCGGTGAGGAAGGCCACGAATGCTGCGTCTGCCATGTTGTCGTTGGTGATCTTCTCGTGGTTCTTGGCCTCGTAGTTCACGTTGTATGGCGGGTCTGTGACGAGGAGGTCTGCCTGTTCCCCGTCCATCAAGGCTTCGATGTACATGTCCTTCGTGGAGTCTCCGCAGATGAGCCTGTGCTCTCCGAGGCGGTAGATGTCTCCGTCCCGGCTTGTGGCTTTCTTCGGTGTGTTGGCCGATACGTCGAAGTTGTCGTCTTCCGCATCCTCCTCCTCGCTGTCCTTCGGGTCGTCGATATCTGGGATGTCGATGGCTGCGGCGTCCAGCAGCTCCTCTTCCCATTCATTGAGCAGGTCGTCGATGTCCCATTCTCCGAAGCTGGAGTTGTCCTTGAGGATGAATGCCTTGATCTGGTCTTTCGTGAATCCCTCCGGTACCACGGTGCAGACGGCCTCTTTGTAGCCGACTTCCTTCATTGCCCGGAGCCTCATGTTTCCTCCGATGACCACAAACGAATCGCCCTGCGGGACTACGATGAGTTCTCGCAGGGTTAGCATTTCCGGGTTGTCCTTGATGCTCTGGATGAGCTTGCGGTATTTGTTGTCCCGGATGAATCGTGGGTTCTTGGGGATGCCCTCGATCTGCCCGTTGTTCGGCTGCAGTTTCGTTATCGGGATCCGCTGCTTTTGTAAGATCTTCAGTTCTTCCATTTATGCTGTTGCTTTTGTTCTCTTGAAAAATGCCGGAGGCGATCTGCGCTATCAGATTCCCGGGAGGCCGTCAATGAAAGGAGGATTTTTCGTGTGGGCTGGCCTGTGTGTCCCGGGCGGTCATACCGCACCTCCGGTCTTGTTTCTTAGAATGGCGTGCCGAGTGCTTCCTGCGTGTATGCCGCAGTGTTGAATCTCCGGCTGGAGGCTTTCGTCTTGCCTTTTCGGTTGATGCCTCCGAGTCTTCTCTGGTTGTTGCTGTACTTGTCGCCGTCACTGGCTCCGGTTGCTGTTGCCATGTTGTAATCTCCTATGCTTTTTGGTCGCCGTGTCCCCGGCTAATCCTTGAAGTATTTCTTGGTGAAGATGTCCCATGCCTTGCTGTTGCGGATGGGCTTCTTGATTGTGGCGTATTTGTCGAGGATCTTGGAGAACTGCTCCTCGTAGAAGTCGTGCAGCTTCGGGTTCTCCTCGATGGTGAATTGCTCGATTGAGCCGCTGGAGCGCAGGTTGGCTGATCCGTGTATGACGATCTTCTTGCCTCCGTTCGTCTCGAAGTGTACGGTCTTGGTGTGCATTCCTGCTACGGCCAGCTGGAACCTGTTGTCTATGTCGAGCTGTTCGTAAATGTACGGCAGCATGGCGTGTCGCTCGTGTCCCCAGAAATAAACCGAGATGATGAGGTTCAGCTCTTCGACGTAGCCCTTCTCCATCAATGTCCGGAGGCTGTCCACGTTCTCCTCGCTCATCGACAGCGTGCTGATCGTCATCTTCTTCGTGCCTACGTTGTGGGTCGTCATGAATGCCTCGATGAAGTCTCCGAAGATGAACGATCCGGCTATGAATGCGTCGGCTCGCATCCCTTCCTTCACCTTCAGCTCCTTGGCCAGCTTTATTGCGTTCTCGTATAGGACGAAGTCTTCCTCGTTGTAGTGGACGAGGTGGGGCAGGGTGTAGCGGGTCTCTTCCGTCTCGTCGCTGGGCATGAAGTCCAGCTTCGGCAGGTCGATGTCGATGTCCGGGATGTCGAAGTTCCCGATGTCACCGAGGATGTCCTGCATTCCGTCTTGACGCTCCTCGTCCTCGAATAGATTCTGTTCTCTGGCCATGTTATCGTACGATTTCCGGTGCAAATATAAGATTTTCTGATTGTATTGTAATCACTTTCGTGGATTTTTTAACAATTCTTTAAGCTCTTTCCTTGCTTCATCGGCGTTTTTCGCTGTTCTGGAGGCCATGCTTATGCGCATCGGGAACCCGGCCTTGTCCCATGCCAGCAGTGCTGCGTCCCTTCCCTCTTGGTTCGTCCGCTTGATTCTCTGGCCTGTGACCTGCTGCAGCTCTTCCTGCGTTATCTTCCTGTCCTTTCCTGCCCAGCACTTGGGGAGCGGCCTCTTGTGCTCGTATGGGATCCCGTAGTGGGCGCACATCTCTCCGAGCAGGCGGCTCGTCTGTTCGTTGCGGCCTTGATCCACCCCCTTTGCTGCGCTGGCCATTCTCCCGTCCCAATGGTTGAGGTGCCAGTTCCCCTTGTTCATCCATCCGGCCTCTATGATGACCTTGTATGGCGTGTGGTTCTCTGCTGCGTAGTCCCTTGCCTGCTGGAGGTACTCGAGCGTCTGTGGGAATGGCAGGCACTGAATGTCCAGCATGCGGCTCTCGATGTCAAGGAAGGCCACGCCGTTCCTGTCGACGTCCGGGTCTATGCCTATGTAGAACCCCTTGCTCCCGATTGGTTTTTCCTCTGCTGTCGTCATTTCTCTGCGTTTTGTTGGGTTTCTGTTTCGCTGTTCTCTTCTTCGTCGTCTTTGTCTTCCGGCACCCAGAACCTGTAGTCTTCTGTGAGTGCCTGTGCCATCATGAATGCGCAAAATCCAAGGGCACCGACGATTACGGTGATGAGGATTATTGCGATTGTTCTGTAGATCTCCATCATGATCATGTTGTCTCTCCTTCTGTTGTTTTGGTGGTGTGATTGCTGGTTGGTGGTGGCTGCTGTTCCCTTCGTGCGTGTGTATGCGTGTACGTGTGTGCACGAACGTGAACGGGTGTGCACCCTTGTGAGTGGGTATGTGTGTGGGCTTGCGCCCTCCCCCCTTAGCCCCCTCCCTCCTTCAGAGGCCAGTATCCGTCTCTGGCTTCCGGGTCGCAGTTGTCCATCCAGTACCACTGGCTCTCTTCCCTGCTGTTTAGAATAATCTGGCCGTCGGTGTATCGCCTGCATCTGTCCTTCAGCAGGCAGTTCTTTCCGTTGCAGTAGGTGATGTCTCTGTTCATTGTTTTGCCTCCTTCTTCTCGTTGTTGTTTCTTGGTTTCAGTTCTTCACATGGCGGCTCGTTGTCCCGGATCGGTTTCTTCTTGATGGGGCAGTACCGCTTGTAGTTTATGCTCTCGTAGCTGTGGGCGCAGTCTGTGCAGGGTGTTCCTGTGGGTAGTTTGTAACTCATAGCTGGATCTTTTCTGCCTCGTTGTCGTCTTCTGTGTACATTTCGATGCCGCATTCGGCTGCGTTGTCGAGCTCCAGCCTGCATCCTTTGCTGTGTGCCCATCCGGGGCAGAGCCAGATGATGTCGCACTCCATGAGCATGGCGATGTCCCTTCTCATGTGGTCTCTCCTGTCTGCGTCTCTGGGTAGTCCGTTCTTGAATGGGTTCTTGACTTGGTAGCCTTGTTTCTTGAGCTGGCTCTCGATCATCTCTGCGTGGTTGTACTGCGTCTCGTAATCCTTCCCGTCGATGGGTATGCTGATGTAGACCTTGATCTGGCTCTCTGGTTTTTCTATCAGCCTCTTTGAGATCAGCTTAACGCAGTATCCGTCGTATCTGAAACACGGGTCTATGTCGTATTTCCTGCACCATCCGCAGTCCTTGTTCTTGTGCGAGTCGTCTATTACTTCGACGATTCCTTCGCTGCACACGAACCTGTCCCCGTTCTGGTATTGCTTTTCTTTGTCGTATGCTGTTGCGGTCTTCATTTCTTATCCTCCTTCCTTCTGTCTGTCATTATGAAAATCACGCCGATTGCGAA